TTGGAATGAACTATGCACGACGCATAATTCGTCGTCAACAATAATTATGCAATCTGCATAAAAAAATTATGCGCTGGGCATTGACTTAGAATTATGCGTAACGCATAGTTTTCTAATGACACCCGAAGAAATCCGAGATTTTCGCAAGAAGCGCGAGTGGAGCCAGCAGCAGTTGGCTTCAGAGCTTGGTGTGGACCAGGCAACCGTCTCCAGAATTGAAAATGGCGACGAGCCTAGAGCGCCAATCAAGAAGCTTCTTGAGCGCATCATGGCTGAACCTTCTGGCGAGGCCACCGCATGAGCATCGCCAACCAGTATCAGCCAGCACAGAATGGAATAGCAGCGCGCGCCATTGCAGCACAGCAAGCTGTTTCTGGTCTGCCAGCTTTGGTTCAACGAGCCGCCAACCAATTCGCCAGCGCTATTTCTGCCGCTGAAACGCTCGAAGCAGCCGAGATGGCTTCTGTTGCATATGACGCCAGCAAGAAAGCTGCGCGTCTCGCAAAGGCCAAGGGCGCGCACGATGAGCTTATCGCGAAAGCACACCGCGCGCAGGCCGATGCGCTGGAAATTGAAGCCGCTGCGAAGCGCCGTCTTGCTGATGAATATGACGCGGCTCAGCCAGAAGATGCGCGAAAAGGCGGTCGTCCAAAAACCGTTCCAGACGAGAACGGTTTTACGGCTGCTGAGGCTGGCTTTTCTCGGAAGGATATTCACGAAGCACGGTTGATCCGTGACGCTGAGCAAGCCCAGCCGGGAATTGTTCGCGAAACCCTCGAAGCCAGATTGGCGGCAGGGGAAGAACCTACCAAATCTGCTTTGCGGGAAGCGGTCATAGAAGCCGCCAAGCAAGGGCTTCGTGGCGGCGGGCAAACCGCTTCTAACAAGAACCCGATTTACGAAGCTCCGACAGAAGCCGGAAAGGCGTGGTCGCACATTTACGGCACATGCCGCGCGTTCGCTGAATGGGCCACTCCTGAAAATCTTCAACTTGCTGTTAGCGGTCGCCACGAGCGTCGTGACGATCAATCCCGAAACATTGCCGCCGTGCAGCGCGCAGTTGCGGCTCTCGCTGATTTCGAAAGGATGCTCGATGCTCAATGACAAACTCCAGTCATTCTATCAGGCCGTGCATTCGGCAATGATGGAGGTCGGCAACAACGCGCCGCGCATTGCAGACCGTGTTATCTTCGAGGCTTTCCCTGACACTTCGGAGGCGGCGGAACGCGAGGGCGCGGACAGAATGCTGCGCGACGGCGTTATCATTTTCGTAGCCAAGTACCTCAAGCGGAATAGCAACGCGCCACTCGAAGGGCAGGGCGACTTTGCGGATATTTCGGACGAGTTCCGCGACATTGTGAAGAAGCTCAGCAGCAACAGTCATTATGTACCGACGTTGCAACAGCACATGCCGGTCGGCTTCCTTATTTCCAATCCTGACATGCTGGACGAAGCGCGCCAATTCAAGCGCGAGAAGGGGCTTGAGACGCTGGCGGAAGCCGATGTGCTGGATGAGCTTTATGAAGCAGTTGTCGGCAGACTTTTGTGAGGTCGCGCGCTGTGGACGATAAGCGACTGATACCATTGTTTGGCTCTCAATTTTGGTGCGAGCGCGTTTCCGAAAAGGAATGGCATTACTGCAAGTATTGCCGTCAGGAGACGCCTTCATTCCAATTCTCCGAAGGCCGAATAGGCTCTCTTGATGTAGAACGGACGCTGCTCTGCTGTTGGGAATGCGGAAGCGGGATAAAGGTTTTGTCCCGCCCCCGCTCTCCCCAGCCCCATCCCAGCGAAGCGGTGCAGCAATGAGCTACGCGGCATTCCTTGATCAGAAGGTTCATGAAGGCGCGGACAAGGGGTTTGACCCGACATTCATGCCGACGCAGCTTTTCGATTTTCAGCAGGCAATGGTTGACTATGCTGTTCGCAAAGGCCGCGCCGCGCTGTTTGAAGATTGCGGGCTTGGTAAAACCGTCCAGTTTCTTACGTGGGCGCAAAACGTAATCGAACATACCAACAGGCCGGTACTTGTCCTGACGCCTTTGGCTGTTGCGGGGCAAACAATCCGCGAAGCTGCCAAGTTTGGGATTGAAGCGGTTCGATCTTCTGATGGTTCCGTCCCCGGCAAGATGGTCATCACCAACTACGAGCGACTGGTTCACTTCAACCCCGCCGACTTCGCGGGCGTTGTCTGTGATGAAAGCTCTATCCTGAAATCTTTCGATGGTGCTCGCAAAGCGGAAATAACCGATTTCATGCGCAAGGTTCCGTATCGCCTTCTGGCGACCGCGACCGCCGCACCTAACGACTACATCGAACTCGGCACGTCCTCCGAAGCCCTTGGTTATCTCGGATACATGGATATGCTCAACCGCTTCTTCAAAAACGATCAGAACAACAGCGCAACCCGCCGCATGTATGGCGAGGCTCCGAAATGGCGGTTCAAGGGCCATGCGGAATTGCCGTTCTGGCGTTGGGTCTGTTCGTGGGCGCGCGCAATGCGAAAGCCGTCCGATCTCGGCTTTGATGATGGCCCGTTTATGCTTCCACCGCTGGTAGAAAATTCGCACCTGGTCGAGGCGGGAAGCCTTCCGAACGGAATGTTGTTCAATCTCCCGGCCAGCACCTTGCCGGAACAGCGTGATGAGAAGAAACGAACGATCAAGGAACGGTGCGAACGGGCGGCGGCGCTGGTCAACCACGATCAACCGGCAATCGTCTGGTGCCAATTCAACGAGGAAGCCGATCTTCTGGAAAAGATCATTTCCGGCGCTTGTCAGGTTTCCGGTTCCCAATCCGATGAGGTCAAGGAACGACGGTTCATGGATTTCATCGACGGGAACATCCGCGTTCTGGTGACAAAGCCCAAAATCGGCGCGCTTGGCCTCAATTTCCAGCATTGCGCACATGTCGTCTATTTCCCCTCCCATTCCTTTGAACAGTACTACCAGTCCGTTCGGCGGTGCTGGCGGTTCGGCCAAAAAAAGCCGGTCAATGTCGATGTGGTCCTGACCGAAGGCGAGCGGAAGGTGATGGAAAACCTTAGCCGCAAGGCTATGGCGGCGGGCGTCATGTTCGACAATCTCATTTCCGAGATGAACAACGCCGTCGCCGTCAAATCCGACAAGAATTTCAGCAAGCAGATGGAGGTTCCTGCATGGGCGGCATGATCGATCAGGTCGTGACTGACAAGTACGCGATTTACAACGGCGATTGCGTGGATGTTATGCGCGGCTTGCCGGACAAGAGCGTTCACCTGACGGTCTATTCCCCGCCATTCGGTGGCCTCTACAACTATTCCAGCGACGAGCGCGACCTGTCCAATTGCAGGGACTACGAACAGTTTTTCGATCACTATTCTTATGTGGTGGAGGAAATTGCCCGCATCACGCTTCCGGGACGTTGTTCGGCGGTCCATTGCATGGATGTTCCGACCGGGAACACAGGTTCGGACGCCTATATTGATTTCCCCGGCGACATCATCCGCCTGCATCAAAAGCAGGGTTTTCACTTCGTCGCGCGTCATGCGATATGGAAAGAGCCGCTTTGGGTCCGCAACCGGACGATGCAAAAGAACCTCGCCCATAAGACCGCTGTGGACGATAGCGTTCAATGCGGCGTGGCTTCCGCTGATTATCTTCTGATCTTCCGTAAGGTGGGTGAAAACCCTATCCCTGTGGCCAATCCGACAGGGTTCCTTGAATACGCTGGTGACGACAGCAAGATGCCTGTTGATGTTCGTCGTATTCGCGGGTTTGAGGGCGACCAAAAGCAAAACAAGTTCTCGCACTGGATCTGGCGACGTTATGCGTCCTCGATCTGGGACGACATTCGGATGGGTCATGTCCTGCCCTATGTAGAGGCAAAGGACGAGGACGATGAAAAGCACGTCCACCCGTTGCAACTCGATGTCATTGATCGCGTCGTCCAGATGCGAAGCAATCTCAATGAAACGGTGTTCACTCCGTTCATGGGTGTTGGGTCTGAAGTATATTCTGCCGTCACAAAGGGACGGCGCGGTATAGGGGCGGAACTGAAGCCTAGCTATTTCAAGCAAGCGGTTAGAAACCTCGCTGCGGCCGATTATGGCGGGCGCATTTCGCC